AGCTTGGTTAACTGTTTCTGCTGAAGACATGAAAGAAAATCCAGACCTACGATTTTTAAGGTAGCACATCCCGTAACATCTTTTGTCGGCTTTACAAGCTTCCCAGAATATATAGAATAGTCTATTGGCCTCTCTAAAATCAGGTGCACCTACATCTATTTTACTCCATTGTAGGTACATATAGTGTGTACCTGTTATATATGTTGGCGTACCGTTGTTATTAAACCAGAAACCTTCTTCTCTTCGCTTAAACTCTTCGTCTATGTAATCATACCACTGTGATTTCTTTTCTTCAGGGTATGCTCTCCAGTCAAATATATTTTTAAGTCTTGCTAGTTCTTTTGGATATTCAAATTGTTGCCACTTCTTTACTTCGTTGCTATACACTTGCACTGGCCGCATTGGCAGAGCAATCCGCAAACCTTGCAACTCAATGATTTCACCGATTTTTCCAGTTTTTGATATAACGACGATATCGTTTTCTTTATTATATCCATATTCCCATTTATTTTTTTTATTAAGCCTTTTGATTGTATTAATCTTAACTGGCTCAACTGTTTTAACTAAGTTTTGTTCGTACATTATTTTGATCTACCTTCAGCAAATCCTTTAAATACTTTTGCTTTATCTTCTGGTTCTTTACCTTCTAATAAATTTTCTTCTTCTTGGATTCTATTTAATATTTCAAATGCATCGAATATTGCTAGCTTTTTTGTAGCCGCAGCATTCTTTAATCTATCAGCTGATATATCATCGTCTGAGTCTACAATCGGCTCTTTAGCAACTTTGATTAATTCATCAACTGCTCTCTGCCCAGCCTGGATTATATTCTTCTTCGTCTCCTTGATATTCATATTTAATTGTAATAAATTTTGATAGTAGTCTATATAGTTTTTGACCGTCTATAATAAACTCATATTCTGAGCTTGGCCTAAAACCTATTAAGTCACCTTTTTCTACAGTACCGTCTGTGTATTTAACAATACCTACCAAAGGCTTTTCTTTTTCTGTACTTAACTCGTCTGTTGATTTTACTGGTGCTACAAAGCAATAACCGTCTACCGCCTGCCATTTAGTGTGGTAATCAAATACAGACTTTTTCTTGTATAAAAATATTTGATCTGGTTGTACTAGATAATGATCTTCATCAATATAAGCTCTACTGTTTTTTTCTATACCGTGTTGGTTATGCCATCTTCTAAAAACATTATGATGTACAATTACAGTATCACCAACCTTAATGCCTGTTTTACCTACAGTTGGTATTGCTTTTACTATAGCTTCTCTGCTAACGTATTGATGGTTGAATATCTCAGTATTTACTATCAGCTCTTTACCGTCTATATCTTTAGTATTGTTGTATCTATTTTTTATAGGCGTTACACCAAAGTTGTAAACTGATTTCATTAATATTGTAAGTTGTATTCTACAGATACAGCCATGTTTTTGTTAAAGTCTTTCCAAGGTAAAACATCTTTGCCTTTTCTAATATACACGCTGTACTTGTCGTCTTCTTCTAGTATATCGCAAATAGTATGACCACCATACACTTCTTGCCCAACGGCATAGTGCATGGCGTCATTCTTATAATCTTTACCGATACTAATCTTCCTTATTAGCTTCGACATCTTCTCTTTCGCTTATAGTACCGTCTTGGATATTAACGTTTACTTTACCGTACTGTTCTTCAAGCTCAGCTTGAAACTTTAAAAGATCTTCTCTCATTAAAGTTAAGTCATGAAGTACAGCATGCTTTTGAGTTTCTATTTGACCAACTCTAGTTGTTGCACCATTCATAGCTCCTACAATTTCTTGTAGTTTCTTTAATTGCTCGTCTGTTACTTTTAAATCGTCTGTTTTTTTTGCCATTTTTATTTAATTTAAGTTAATTTAATTTATATAGAGATATTAAGCGCCTCTATGTTCGCTTTTTGCTCTGCAGATAAAGCAGCTACAAAACCTTCTTCCTTCATCTTTAACCAAAGGTGTCTTTCGTTTTTAGCTAGTTCATCTTTTTGATCGTCTGTAGGATTAGCTTCAGTTCTGTGAGATACAACAATGTTGTATGAATCCATAGCAGCTATTACGTGTTGAGCGTAATCAATTTCTTCTGACATAATTTATTTATTTTAATGTATTAATATAATTACTTGTTTTTCAGTTGTTTTACTTCTAAGAGTTGCTAAACGGTGTTGCTGTACTACCTGTGTGTAAAATTGTACCTTCAACAGACCATATATCAGCCGCTATATTAGTTACTCTTATTCTACTACCAGCAATACCAGTTGTTGTTCCGTTCATTGTTATTGCTTTATTAGAAGTTGCAGGCGTGTAAAATGTTGCTGCATTATCGTTATCAGTGTCTAACGTATTGACAGCTCCAATAAACTTTTCATTAGTAGTATCTGATAATATTATTTTATGTGAATTAGATGTTGCAGTTGTTTTTATTATAAATTCAATGGTTGCACCTAAGTAAGCTCCAGCTCCAGAATCTGGTAGTGTTACAGTAGCACCATCAGCATCTGAAAATACGTATATATTATTTGGTAGTGCAGTTGCTACGTTAGCAGTTGTTGCGTTTGTTGGTTTTGATAAACCATGTACAATTGCTTTTGTTGTTGCTGTACTACCTATTAATGTTGTGTTAGTACCTAAACCAGTTAATCCTTCACCAATTATAATACAGCTGCCGTTACTATTTGCTGCTAAATCTGTATCTCTACCTATAACAACGTTATTACCACCAGTTGTTAAAACTCCACCACTTGCTTGTCCTATTAAAGTGTTGTTAGTACCACTAGTAATATTAACACCTGCATTATGACCTATTAATGTGTTATTATCACCAGTTGAAACAGCTAAACCGGCTTGTCTACCAACAGCAGTATTATTAGAACCTCCGTCTGAAACTCTTAAAGCTTGTATTCCAATAGCAGTATTTTCATCACCACCAGTCTCAGCGCTTAAAGCTTGATACCCAACAACTGTATTTGATGAACCATCTGTTAAAGCATCACCGGCATTACCACCGATTATGGTATTTAAAGTACCTGTTGATATGTTTTTACCGGCTTCAAAACCAACAGCTACATTATAAACATCTGTGTCAGAAGTATTGTTTTGTAATTTTAAAGCGCTTTGCCCAATAGCTACATTTCTATCACCTAAAGTTTCAGACGATAAAGCAAAATAACCAAAGGCAGTGTTGCTATTACCTTCAGTTAAAGCATCACCTGATAAACCACCTACAAGAGTGTTATTATGACCTGACGTAATTTGAGTACCAGAATGATAACCTATAGCTACATTGTAAGCGGCGCCGTCATAATCTTGATTCCTTAAAGCGTCTTGGCCAATAGCTACGTTTCTACCACCTGTATCTTCAGTTGTTAAAGCCATTTGACCTATAGCAATATTTGCTTGCCCTGTCGTAAGTCCTCTTAAAGCTTTATAACCAATACCAACATTGTCACCACCTGTTGTAGCGTGTTGACCAGCCTCGGCGCCTAAGTAAGTATTACCAGTTCCAGTAGATAAAGTTCTAGCCGAGTAATATCCTACCGCTGTATTGTATCCTTGTCCACCCGCGTTTAAAGTACCTAAAGACTCGTGACCAACAGCCACGTTTCTTCCGTGTTCAGTTTCAGCATTTAAAGCATATGTTCCCACGGAAACATTAGAACCACCAGTAGTTAAAGCACCACCACTATCGTAACCCAATAAAACGTTTTCACCACCAGTAGTTACTTGATCACCTGCTAAACCACCAACTATTGTGTTGTGAGTACCTGTTGATACTGCCTTACCAGCTTCATAACCTACAGCTACGTTATATGCGTCTGCCCCTGCGTCTTGCGCTAATAAAGAAAAATAACCAATAGCAACGTTTTTACCACCTGTATCTTCCGCGCTTAAAGCCCCATAACCTAAAACCACATTTCCATGACCTGTTGTTAAAGCATCACCTGCCAAACCACCAACTATAGTGTTTAAAGTACCTGTTGTTACGTTTGCGCCAGCTCTAGAACCTATAGCTGTATTATAACCATTACCGTTGTAGTTTAAATCTTGTAAAGCTTCGTTACCTATAGCAACGTTGTGGCTTCCAGTATCTTCTGTGCTTAAAGCTGATTTTCCTATAGCTACATTATCACTACCAGTAGTCAAAGCGTCTCCAGCTAAACTACCCATTATTGTATTGTCAGTAGCTGTTGTTATTGACATACCACTTTGAAAACCTATAGCTACGTTATAAACGTTGCCGGTGGTATTCTGATTTCTTAATGAGTCATAACCTATAGCTACAGATCTATCTCCTTCGTTTTCCAATGATAAAGCTCTAAATCCTATCGCAACATTGTTTGACGACGTTGTTAGCGCATCACCAGCTAAACCACCTATTATTGTATTCTGAACACCTGTTGTAATATCGTTACCAGCAACATAACCAATAGCTACGTTATAACCAGTACCATCATAATTTAAAGCTGTTAAAGCACCATATCCTACAGCAACATTTCTACTACCTGTATCTTCTGTGCCTAATGCTTGAGTCCCAATAGCCACGTTATAAGATCCAGTAGTTAAAGCGTCACCAGCAAGACCACCTATTATATTGTTGTCAGTACCTGTTGTTAATTCTTGACAAGCGCCATGACCAATAGCTATATTATAATTATTAGAATCGTTGTTTTGTTTGTTTAAAGCATAATAACCAATTCCCACACTATTATTACCAGTATCTTCAGTTGATAAAGCTCTAAAACCTACAGCAACGTTATGATTACCTGTAGTTAACGCGTCACCAGCTTGCGCGCCTAATATTGTGTTTTGAACACCTGTTGATACTGATAAACCAGCATCATATCCTATTGCCACGTTGTAAGCATCAGTACCTGCGTTTTGATTTTGAAGTGATCTCCAACCTATGGCTACGTTTCCTCCATGTGCATCTTCACTAGCTAAAGCATAATAGCCAAGAGCAACGTTATAACTACCACCTACTAAAGCTCCTCCAGAATTGTAACCTAACAAAGTGTTGTTTAAACCTGTTGTTATAGCATCACCAGCTATACCTCCTATAATAGTGTTTTTAACTCCTGTTGATATTGTTTTACCAGCTTCAAAACCAATAGCCACGTTATATGCGTCTGCACCAGCATTTTGACTTAACAAAGCAAACTTTCCAACAGCTACATTACCACCATTTCCATCTTCAGCGCTTAGCGCGTGATAACCAACCGCAACGTTGTCTGATCCACTAGTTAATGCGTCACCTGCTAAACCTCCAATTAATGTATTTTGTATTCCTGTTGTTACTTGATTACCAGCGTTGTAACCTACGGCTACGTTATAACCATCACCATCATAGTTTTGATTAGTTAATGCTGATTTTCCAATAGCTACGTTTCTACTACCAGTATCTTCAAGGCCTAACGCGTTTAAGCCAATAGCCACATTATCAGACCCTGTAGTCAAAGCATCGCCAGCTAAACCACCTATTAAAGTGTTTTGTATTCCTGTTGTTACACTCTTACCAGCTTCATATCCTACAGCTGTGTTGTAGACGTCTACGTGACCAGTATTACTTTGATCACCTAAAGCATCAAAACCAACCGCAACGTTTCTATCACCCCTAACTTCAGCACCTAGAGCATCATAACCTATTGCAACGTTTCTATTACCTGTCGTAAGAGCATCACCAGCCAAACCACCCATTATAGTGTTTTCAGTACCTGTTGTTATTAAATTACCAGCGGCATAACCTACAGCTGTATTGTAACTGTCAGCTCCGGCATTTTGATTTAATAATGTATAAGCACCTATAGCAACATTTTTACCGTGACCATCTTCCGTGCTTAATGCGGCATAACCTACAGCTGTATTATCAGTGCCACTAACTAAATTATCCCCAGCGGCATAACCTATCGCAACGTTTCTAGATCCAGTAGTTAAAATACCAAGAGCATTTACACCCACAGCAGAATTAGAGTCTCCAGTTGTAATAGCATCCATTGCGCCAAAACCATAAGCAGTATTATTTTGTGCTGTATCGTCTGTTCCAGATACATCGTTCGTATACATTGAGTTGTTTGCAGCGTCAGTATAAAAAGGTATGCCGTTAAAAGAAGTTCCAGTAACTACGCCTGTAAAATTTGCTGCCCCACCTTTTGTAAGATTTAAAGTTGCAGTACCAGCAGTTAATAGCGATAATTGTATAGAGTCATCATTTGAGTTTGAAGAACTTAAAGTTATTCTACCTCTATTACTATACCCTGATATAATTTCAAAAGTTGCTGGGCCAACAATTCCACCACCAACAGTTATATCACCAGTTGTTGTTATTGCGTCTATATAAGCCGATGCCCAATATTTACTTGATGTCCCTAAACCTCCTTCACTGTCCGCTCTTGGGACTATATTTGGTGTTGCCATATTTTATTGTTTGTTTTATTTATTATCCAGCGGATATTTTAAGTGTTCCTGAATCGTTCCATAATTGTCCTGCGTTGCTTGGATCTGATGTTGGTAAGTTAGACATTATAACTTTTTGTGTTAGTATTTTTGTAGAAACTTCGCTACCATCTAATTGTATATAAGTTGTTAAGTTACCACTACCATCATCACTTTGAAGCTCTATATCTTTATCATCTGATTTATTTAAAATATACAACTGCCCAGTTTCATTCATTATATAACTATTAGTAGCATCGTGATATATTTTCATATCAATATTAGATCCAAAAGCAGCTTCAACATTATCATTAAATAAAGTGTTAACGTAAAAATTTGTTCTTGTGATACTACCATCTACAGCAAAATAATTCATAACGCCACCAGATCCGTTATCACCTGAAAATACAATATCATTGTCATCAGCACTGTTTCTTATATACAAATGACCTGTGCCAGATTGTTCAATAATAGAATCTGTACCGGTGTGATATAGTCGTAAATCACGACTGCTACCTAGAGTAATTTGAGAATTGTCTGGCCAATTAGTATATAAACCCGTGTTTGCACTACCGTCATGTGTAGCTAAACTACCGTCAAGGAAAAAGTATGTAGCAGTACCACCAGCGCCATCGTCACATTCAAACTTTATATCTTTGTCATCTTGAGTTTGTCTTATCTGTAGGTGACCAGTACCGCTTTGTGTTATATAACTATTACTACCATCGTGATATATTTGTAAATCTGCACCTGAGCCAATCATTACTGTTGCATTATCTAAATATCTACTATTTGCGGTATGAACTAATCTTCCTTCATCACCATCTAATCTAAAATATTCTGTAACACCGCCAGAACCGTCGTCTGATTGGAATACAATATCTTTATCGTCAGCGTAGTTTATTATAAATAAATCACCAGTAGAGTTATAAATATAAGAATGAGTGCCATCATGATTTATTCTTAAATCAGCACCAGTACCCCAAGAAGCTATTGAACTATCAGGCCAAATAGTGTAAGGCTGACCACTATTATTAGCGCTACCGTCTAAATAAAAATACGTTTCTATACCTCCAGACCCATCGTCGTTTTGAAATATTATATCTCCATCGTCAGCGTTGTTTTTTATGTATAAATCACCAGTGTAATTTTCTATTAAGCTATTAGTTCCGTTGTGATTTATTGCTAAATCAGCGCCTGTACCAAAAACAAGAATTGAAGAATCTGGAAATCTAGTATGTGGTGTGCTTAAAGCACCGTCTAAATAAAAATAAGTTGTTGTTCCACCAGAACCGTCATCGTTTTTAAATATTATACTGCCATTATCTGTGTTATTAACTATTGTTAAATTACCTACATGGTTTTGAATCTCTGAATTATTACCATCAGCGTGAAACCTCATACCACCACCATCTGTACCTATCCATAAAAGAGAATTATCTGGAAATACTGTGACAGGAAGACCACCACTATTAGCGCTACCATCTAATTTAAAGTATTCTGCTACTCCACCTGATCCATTATCTGACTGGAAGATAATATCTTTGTCGTTGGCGCTGTTTCTAAAAGTTAAATCACCTGTTTGATTTTCAAACCAAGTATTAGCACCATCATGGTACATGTATATATCATGACTTGTACCTAAAGTAATTCTAGATTTATCTGGCCAGTTTGTATATAATGCTGTAGTTGCAGAGCCGTCGTGAGTAGCTGAAGAACCGTCGAGGTAGAAGTATGTGGTAAAACCACCAGCACCATCATCACACTGAAAAACTATATCTGCATCATCTGTAAGATTTGTTATTTGTAGATTACCAGTGTAGTTGTATATTCTACTATTTGTTCCATCGTGTCCTATTAGTAGATCATTGTTGCCAAACGTAGCGTAAACGCTATCATTAAACTTCATGTCTTTAGAAACGTAGGTTTTGACATCACCACCATCAAACCTTAAATACTCTGTTACACCGCCACTACCGTCATCGGACATAAATATTATATCACCATCGTCAACTTGTTGTATTAGTTTAAAGTTTCCAGTGTAATTTTCTATATATCCAGTAGAACCACTATGATACATAATCATATCAGTGTCAGTACCAAATTCAGCTGATTTGCTATCAAGAAATAGTGCTGGTTTATCAAACTGTACTTTAGCTACACTACCATCTAAAGTTAAGTAAGGAACATAACTACCACTACCATCGTCGGACTGAAATATGATGTCTTTATCATCAGCTATTTGATTTATGTATAAGTGACCTTTTACGTTTTGTATATAACCTGCAGTATCAGTATGTTTTATGCTTAAATCACTAGCATTTCCAAATCCTAAAATGTCATTATCAGCTAAAGTCAAATGGTTATTACTATGCGTTAAAACAACATTGCCATTATTAAAATTAATAACAGCAGCATCACCTAAATGTAAGTCTTTCCATCTTAAAGCGCTAGTACCTAAAGATAAGCCTCTATTTGCATGAGGAGATAAAGAAGAATCGTTCAACACCATTTCATCAGTGGCATTAACTCTAAAAGTTACTTCGTTGTCTATACTAAAATCAAAAAGATTGTCTGCATCTCTACCCATTTTACCAGCACCTACATATATTAAATCTATATATGCTGATGCCCAGTATTTTGATGCTGTTCCTAGTCCGCCTTCGCTATCTGATCTAGGTACTATGTTTGGTGTTGCCATATTTTATATTTTTTTTAAATGTCTTTTGGTTGTACTGCGTATTCTCTTACTGTTACGTTGTCTACTTGATAACTATTAGTACCACTTGTTGCTCTAAAAATAAGATTACCGCTTGCTATTGAGTGCGTGAATATAACTGTAAAAGTACCGTTGCCACTTATACTTTGTATTGTACTTCCATCGTCATTTATTATCTCTGTAGATCCACTACTTGAGCTAAAGTTGGAAACAGTGTAGGTAAGCTCGTAAGCTGTTCCTTGAACAAGCATGCTTTGAAAGCCAATACTAGTACCGCTAGCACCAGTAACAGTCATTTTACCATCAGATATACTAGTTCCACCTGTTAAAGTCCACCTATTGTTTGGATCAACTTGTTTTACTGAGATGTTGTCTATTGAGCCTACTAAATTTCCCTGCCCAGAATTATTAAAGTATAAATTTAAGCTGTTTGTAGTTGTAGTTACAAAAGAATGTGTGCCTACAGTGTTAAATAAGCTTGACACTCCACCGTAACAATTAACTACTACACCACCACTTGTGCGTTCTACTATATCAAAAGTAACTTGCACAACTGTCCCCACATTTCCTTCTAATCCTGGTATACTTTGATACATTCTACCACTACCAGTACTTGTGGCTTTTCCATTAGCTATAGACCAATTTGCATCTTTTGTCCAATTGCTATCTGCATCAAAAGTACCGTTTGTAACTAACTCACTACCTAAATCTGCATAGTCATGGTTTAAAACTAAATTGTTTGATACTTCCCAAGCACCATCATCACTAGGTTTTTCTTCAGGCATAAGATCAGCACCGTCAAAATCCCATATTTCACTTGTATCATTTAAAGGTGTAGTTAATGTTCTTGCTGAAGACGTTGTAGGTATGTAAGTAGACATTTCTGAATTTTCTTCTAATTGAAAACCCCATACGTAAAGTAATATTACACCTGATACAGCTACATCTGGTGTAGAATCTCCAGCTGTTGATATAGCAAAAACTTCAATATAAGCAGCACTAGTTGTAGCGGTAGCCTGAAATGTTATAGAACATCTGTACCAATCGTCATCCATTACGTCGACTTGAGTTCTAATTGTATTAGAAGTATGAGTAACAGCGCCTGTAGTTAAATTAAAATCAGCTTTAAAAGCAATTGAACCATCATGTGATTTTATTCTAGCAAAACCTAAAGTACCTTTTTTAACATGTGCACTAACAGTATAAGTTTTTCCAGTAGTCAGCGTAAGGCTTGATTGTTTTATCTTATAATTTCTTGTACCTGTGTTATCACTTTTAATTGCGTTAGCTGTAGTTGAATTATCAGGTGCCTCGTATAACGTACTGTCAATAGATGTTGCTGCTTTAGTCCAAGCCTCAGCATCTGTTGCATCTTGTGAATGCAACACGCTGTTAGTCCTTGTTTCTTGATAACCTACCATTAACTGGCCACTAGCAGGGTGTTTCCAGACAGGATCATCTGTCCCTGGAGTGACCATATTATATATGTCTACACTAGAGTGCCCTAATCCTTGTCTAGGCATTAGTAACCGAAATAACAGATTACACCACCACTAGTATCACCTGAAGGTGTAAAAGAGGTCCATCTACCATAAATTGTTATACCAGCTGGAAATGTGCATCCGCTTAGCGAAACACCACCAGAACCTTCGTCTACAGTTTCTTGACCAGCAGTTTTATCGTTAGCCGCTGTAACTGTATTAAAAAATTTATCTGGATTTTCAGCTACTAAAGCTGTAGGAGTGTTTTCGGTTATAAATTGTATTGCTGCTATTACCATACCTGTTGGCGGTACAACTGCCGCCGCAGTGTCAGTGTGAACACTACCTAAAGCGCCTAAAAGTACTCCATGATCTATATTTGCTGCCATATTTTATTTTTTTGTTTTTTCAAATGATCTTCCGCCGAAATAAGCGCCGATCACAGTTATTAATACTAATTGTAAAAGATCTATATAAGAGTCTTTTACGTTAAATTGTAATTTACCAGCATCGATAAATATAAGTAGCATTGTACATACTACTAAAAATATCAATACTAATGGACGAACATTTTTACTTAGCCACGAATCACTATTCATATCTGCTTTCCAGCGAGATGTAATGTTCTTTTCCATCTCAATCTCATAGTTGGCTATTAATTCTTTTATTTTGTTTTCTGCAGCTAGTTTTTCTTCACCGCTAGTGTGTAGATTATCTATAACACTACCAACACCTTTGACTAGGTCTGCTGCACCACCTGAAAATATCTTACCTAACATTATTTCTTAGCAAATTTTTCTAGACCAGCTATACCAAAGCAACCTAATACAACTAACACAAACGAATCATATACAAACTCATTTATTGCTAAGTCTCTACCAAGCCAGCCAGTTAATAAATCTAACACCATAACCATACACATTATTATAAAAGCAACAGCTCCTATAATAGATTTTTCGTTCCAGTTATTATTATCTTTAAATATTTCCATTTTCTAATTCTTTTGCATCTGATTCCCACGGTAATCTTGGATCTCCATGTTCGTACATCTTGCCGTTGTAATTTATTTTGTTACCATGTCTTTCAAACTTTTCACCTCTAAAGTATATGTAGTCATCATCATAACCTAACTTACCTGTTTTTAAGTCAGTCATGTGTTTTATTTCTTCTGCTAAAGTCTCGTGTTCTAGCATAGAACCAGGCGTTATTTTATTATTTATGTATATATTACCATCGTTAGAAGCTAAACCTAATACATCGCCTAAGTCATCAACTCTTATTATTGTTTCACCAGGTATTGTTATATGTGAATTACTAGCTTGTTTGTTAAATTGAAGTTTGTTTTTAACAATACCACCAGACGCTCTGTTAGTTCTAGCTGTGCCTAGTTTAAATCCCATTATTTTTTCTTTTTAGGCACGCAGTTAGGTACTCTTTTACCACCTTTTTTCTTCATACCTATCATTTCGTATCCTTTCCAACAAGGGTTTTTCTTGCGCTTAGCAAGAGGTGAGTTCATTTTAAAATTTGTGTTTGGTGCAAAATTTGGCATATCTTTATATTTTTGTAATTAACATTTCCATCTACGTCTAGCAGCTCTACCACGTTCCCCGGTCCAGCCTTTTGATCTAGCGCAGAATGATTTTCTTCTTTTAGCTGCCTTGCTACCTTTTTTAACTTTACCAGTAACTGCAGTCTTTAATTTACTACCAGGGTTTTGAACTCTATACTTTCTTACTCCAGCAGCTGTCATACCAGCACCTTCTTCTTTTGTTCTGAAATTACGACCTTTGCCTTTAGTTGTTTTTCTTAATCTTTTTTCTAAAGGCTCACCATCGTTTCTTCTACGCCCGCAACTAGTAACACGAAAAGGGTTACCGCTCTGAACGAAACCCTCAGTCTTGTTAAACATACTATTTTGCATTGGTGATCCTGGCATTTATCTATTTTTATCTTTAATCATATCATCTATAGCTTTATTATAAACTTTGTCTGTATATGATTTGTTATTATAGAATACGCTACGTTCTGATGTAGGCATGTCTTCTTCGCCTAGTAGTATTCGGTATATTCTATTTATTAATTGTTTACATCTATACGATGTTTTGTACACACTATACTTTATAGTAGTACGATTTCTATGTCTCCACACGTCTATCCACCCTTGTTGTCTAAGCCTGTCCCACCTTGCTTTATCCCAAGAAAATGTATAAACCCCGTCCATGAAATCTTTTCGTGTGAATCTTCCTTCACAATCTAAATAAAATAAAAGTTCTAGATCTGCATCTAATATCCCGTAAGTCTTACAGGCCCACTTTCTAGTAAGCCTGTAATACTTAAGGATATTCATGTCACGCAAATCTTGCGCGGTTAATCTCAATTACTAGCCTATTGCCACACCAGTTGCAATACCTGTTACATCTACTCCATTTACTTTGTCGTAAATAACAACAGTTCCAGTTGAAGGAAAAGTATTTATTGCAGTAAGAACTGATTTAAGAGCTGCTAATTCACTACCAGCAGTGTTAGCTACTGATAAAGTAATAAGATCAGTACCTGTTACAAGAGTTCCGTGTTGATCTAAATTAATTAAAAGTGTACCAGTACCGCAAGTAATGTTTCTTATCGCGCTAGCTCTTACAGCTATAGTTGTTTCATCAGCTTCGTGAAATAATAATAAATTATCCATTTTTGTAATTTTTTATTTGTTAATAATTAGGTTAATTTTCGATCTTAAGTTTTTGGTTTAAAGTTTATGGTTTGTGTCTAATCTATCAATACCACATCGCCTGAGCGAATTACTTGGTAAAGAGTTTCTTTATACTGAACACCGTGTCCAGCATGTTTGTCATAATAAACGACATCTTTTTCGTTTATTCCTTCTACAAGGTTACCAACAGATATCACGTTAGCCTTTATATACCTATTGTCCTCATCTATATCTTCTGTAAGTATAAGCCCACCAACTTTCTTTGGCCCTTGTTTTATTTTTTCTACGATTATATAATTATTGACTGCTCGCATCTCCTCTCATGTTTGAAATTATACAATCTGCGGATATAATAGTAGTTACAACACTTACCGCATTTTTAAGTGCTGACTTAGTAACAAGTACTGGATCTATAATACCAGCTTGTATCATATCAGACTCTGTACCGTCGTTTACATCAACGCCTTGGCCTTTTACAGGTTCTACAGCTTCAATTGTACCAGCATTATCTAATATAGTCTGATAAGGCGACTTAATAGCATTAAGTAGTATTTCTTCACCCCAACCATTAGCTTTTATTTCTTGAGCTGCGTTTAACAAAGCTATACCACCACCTGGCACTATCCCTTCTTTTAAAGCTGCCTTTGTTGCATATATGGCATCTTCAACTCTATCTTTCTTTTCTTTCAACTCCACTTTAGATGCTGCGCCTACACGCACCATACCTACTTTTCCAGACAGCATAGCTAGTCTATCTTGCTGTTTTTTCTTTAAAAAAGGATTTTTTTCTTTTTTTATAGCTTTTTTAACAGTTTCTATACGTTCTGTTAAATCATTTCCAAGGTCTATAGTAGTTATTACAGTATTTTTGTCATTTGTAACAGCTTTTTCCGCTTTTCCAAGACAGTCAACAGTTATAAGGTCCATATCATCACCTAATTCTTCGTTTATTACCGTAGCTCCTGTTAAAAATGCTAGGTCTTGCACTGTATCTTGCTTAGTTTGACCAAAACCTGGTAAGTCTACTATGTTTACCTTAATATTGCCCTTTACTTTATTCATCATAAGGGCTGATTTTAGCTGTTGATCTACTTGCGCTACTATAAGTAGCTCTTTTTTGTGCTTTATAACATGTTCTAGTATAGGTTGTATCTTACGTATGTTAGGTATTTCACTACCTACAATCAAAACTAGTGGTTCTTCAAGTATAGCTTCATGTTTTTCAGTATCTGTAAGAAAATGTGGTGATGTTATACCACAATCAAACTGTACACCATCAACTATATCAACATATGTTTCATCTGTTTCTGATGTTTCCATAAAAACTACGCCATCTTTACCTACTTTTTCATATGCTTCTGCTATAATACTGCCTAACTCAACGTCATTATTGCAACTTATACTACTAACGTCTTTTAGCATGTTACCTTTTACATCTATAGCCGTGTCAGTTAGGTATGTATTTACTTTATCAAGTGCTGAATTTACACCTTGCTTAATAAATCTTACAGAAAGCTCTGCATATTGTTCTTTTTGTACTTCTTTAATCAGTGCTTCAGCAAGGACGGTAGCTGTTGTAGTACCGTCACCTGCTTCTTTCACTGTGTTTTTAGCGGCTTCTTTTATTAGAGTAGCTCCGAGGTTTTCAACCGGGTCATATAAGACAACAGATTCTGCTACTGTTACACCGTCTTTTGTTATGACCGGGTTGCCTCTAGCATCTTCGTATATTACACACTTTCCAGATGCTCCTAGAGTAGACTTCAC